TTGCGTCATAACCAACCTCCGCCTAAACGTTTAATATCAAAGCCTTTAATGTATTTGTCTAGAGCACTCTTAGCAGCAGGGAATTGGTTAACCATCCCTGATATTGCCTTAACTTTGTAACCTGTTTGTGCTATCTTGCCTAAAGGACCCTTAGAATATTTCTGCATACCAGGTAATTGTGTAATTGCGCCTGCAACTGCAAATACACTAGAAGCTGCACCTACTGCTTTACCTATTGCAGCACCTGCAGGGCTTTTAGGATTAATAATACCACCTAATGTACTACCGTTAATTGCTGTACCAGCTGGAATAGAACCACCTGGCTTCTGGAAAACTTCTGCTAACACTGCATTAGGGTTTTGTGCCGATCGTATTGCGTTGTTTACAGAGTTTGTATTAGGGCCGCTGACTACATCGCCGCCAGCATCAAATCCTTCACCCGGGTTAGGTCCAGCAGAATAGGGTGCAGGATTATACAGTGCTGCAACCGCAGCTTCGGAATAGTCTGGATGAACTTGGCTATCTAAGAACTCGATACCTTCAGGTTGAACAATAATAGTCCATTTAACTATGCCCGATTGTTGCGTGTAATCTAAAGTGTCGCGGGATACGCTAGATATCTTAGGGTTTAATAACCTAACTGGAGTTACGTTTCCGCCGTATTCCTGATTGATTTGAATGTAGCTTATAACATTATCCTCGCCGGATACTGCATCAACTGCTGCAATACCGTAGTTATTTTTTATTTCAGGGATCAATAGATCTCTATCTTTTATTGCACTGACACCGTCTGCGTTAAAGTTATCGCTAACTAGACTCATATAGGATGTTATGAAATTCCTAAAGAATCCGTCTACTGTATCAAAGAAAGTTAATGTTACTTGCTTGTAGGAGATGGTAGTGTTAACTACACGTTTCCTGTTATATTGATTAATTAGAACTTGTTCAACATCCCAACCAGGTAAATCTACTGACTGGGCTGTATATACAAGATTTTCTGCTAAGTCTTGCTGACTTATATTAAGTTGCTCAACTGCTGTAGGGGTTAGATTAAAACTAACCGTCCATTGGAACTTAGTAAAGGGAACCTTTGTAAAATAAGTTCCCTTTACATAATAGTTACTAGCGTGGTTGTTAAACCCGATAATGCCAGCCACAAGCTACCCCTTAATTAGTTAGGGTTAGTTGCAGTATCACCAGCTGATAGTGCACGTAGAGCAGGACCGCCACCTAGGTCACCTAGTAAGCCTGGTAAGCTAGATTCTGGCATATCACCGATATGGTAGTCTGCGTTATCATATGCAATAGTCATACTAATTGTAACTGCATCGCTTGTACCGTAGTTCATTTCGTTGTAGTTAACGCTAGTTAACCAGCAACCTGCTAAACTCCAAGTGTCTAGGACTTGAACAGTATCGTTGCCGCCGTCCAGAGTTTGAATAACCATACCGAACTTGTAGTTAGTACCTGCTGTTGCACTGCTTTGGCCAGCGTGGTCCATTTGGCGGCCCATCTGTGCAGAAATAACACGAGCAACAGTGTTGCTAATGTCATCACGTACAACTAAGTTGATATCTTGCCAAGTACTCTTACCTGCTAGTTTGATTTTACTGTTATAAACGTCGATAGTTGTAGTTTCTGTTTGTAGACTTGGACGGCCAACACTTACAACTTGACTTGTTAGTGTACCTAGTGCTGGGATAACTTCACCAGCGAAGCCTAAAAACTTAACTCGGAATCTGTAGCCTAATTTAGGCATTAGAACAGGCATCTCGCCGCCTGGTACCCCGAATTTAGATAATTGTGCCATATTGTTCTTCTCCTAATGGAATTGTATCAACTATTTAGCCGATTGCCGGCGAAATAATTAAGTACATATAGAAAAAGCTCGGATCTCTCCGAGCTTTTTGTGTTTTACAAGCTAACTTTGAATTAACTTAGTGCGCCTGTGTTAACAATACGGATTGGAATGTAGATGAATTCAGCCGCTTTAACTGGCTCAATCGCTACGTCGATCCATAGTTCGTTAGCATCAATACGTGCAGGTGTGTTGTTTGTTTCGTCGCAAACTACAACGAAGTCATATACACCACGCTTCTGCATAATGTCGCCTAAGAAGCGATCGAATAGTGCCTTAACGTTGCTACGTGTGTTTAGATCGTTTGGTTCAAAGATGAACGGACGAGCTAACGGATCAAATTGTTCACGTAAGTAAGCAATTAAACGAGCTACGTTTACACGGTCTAGTGCACTAGCGATTGGGCTTAGTGTCTTCTGACCCCATACAACTAGGCCTTGGCCTGGGAAGTTAACTAGTGGGTTAACCTTGTTAGCGTATAGTGTGTCACGTTGACCTGCATTTAATGCTAAAGGTTGGAATTCACCTTCTGCTGTTACATAACCGAAGTTAGTTGCGTTAGTTACAACACCGCGAGTTAAACCAGCCGGAGCAAACCAAGGATAGCTTACGTTGTCGTTATATGCGTATGTACGTAGAACTACGTGACTTGCAGGAGCAACTACATCTGTACCGTCTAGGTTAGTAGTTAGTACGCTTGGGTAGTATACTGCTGCTTCGCTTGACTTAGTTACTAGTCCATCTTCGCCGTTTGAACCTGCGTTAACGCCAGTTACCCAGTCAATTAAACCTTGTGCATCTGGTGCTAGGCGTACTGGTGTATCGACAATAACGAACGCTGTTTCTTTACGGTCGACGTTTAGAGTTAGCATCTCGTCTGCTAATTCTGGATAACCAGGAGCAGCAATTAAGCTGAACTTGATTGTTTCTTCGCGTAGACGATCGCTAGCTGCTACTGCTGCTTGCATAGCTGTAACAATAACTTGACGTACTGCTTTACGGCCTGCATACATTGCGCCTGCTTTAGGGCCGCTAGCATAGTTGCCGCTGATTGTGTGCCATAGGCCATCTGCTGCACTGTACTGCTTAACGTTGTATGTGCTTACCATACTATTCCATAGAAGCATACCGTCTGGGTGCACTAATGGATCAGGAGTGTCAATTTCGTCCCAAGGTGTAGCACCACCTGCATCGCTAGAATCGCCAGCTGTTGCTGTTAGGTCAGCAAATACTACACCGTTAGGAGTTGTCTGGTCTGCTGTATTACGTAGGACCCACTCGCTACCGCTGTAACGCTTGATAACTGGATAGTTGTCTAAGTCATTTGTATCAACCCAAATATCGCCAACTGTTGCAGTGTCGGGTTGTTCGGTGTCGATTGTAACTTGGCCAGTAACTGGCATCCACTTGCCGTTGTTCTTGTAATAAATGTCTGCCACTAGTTCAGTGTTGTACCATAGTGCGCCATCTGGAGTTGCGCCAACTGGTGCTACTGCTGCTGCATCATAGCTTAATACGCTCCACATAGAACCGTCAAAACGGCGTAGAACGAAGTTAGCTGTGTTAGCTGTAAACTTAGCATATACATCACCTGCGCTTAGTGTTGCACCAAATGCGCCTTCTGCTGCTGCGTCGCTGTCAAATGCAGCTACGTTTAATTGTACCCACTGGCCTGCGCTTGCACTGTACTTCTTAACAACTGGAGCAAAACCGCTGTTAGGAGTTGTTGTCTTGAACCATACATCGCCTGTGTTTGCTGGACTTGGGTAGTTATAGTGAGGTTGTGCAAATACTGTTTTGCTTAGGCTTGCGCTTGTAACTGGAACCCAGTTACCTACTACTTTCTTGAAGTATGTATTGTTTGTTGTTAGTGTAACAACTGCATAGTCACCGTTTGAACCGATTGAACTTAGTGGGATGTTCATTGCATCTACTTGAGCAGGATCGCTAACTACTGTAACTGCTTTCTGTACCCAAGTTGTGCCGTCTGCTTCAAATAGACCGAATACTGTGCTAGCTGTATCTAACCAGTGTTGACCATTTGCCGGAGCGCCTGCTGGAGCTGTTGCACGTGCTTCTAGTGCTGCTAAGTCGATATCTGCACGAATTACGTATGCACGATTTGCTAGGCCTAAGAAGCTGTGTGCTGCTAATAGACCATATTCGTTTAATTCGTCACCGTGTTGTGGTGTACCGTTTAATGTTTTGAAAACTGGAGCGCCGAATAGCTGTGCTAGCTCACGCTGACTTGTTAATAAAACTGGCTTGCCCGCTGTTGCCTTTGTTGTATAGCTTGCAATGCTTGTGCCGCCAGGAACTGTTTTGTCCTGTGCTGTTGCAAGAATAACTAAAGGTACAGTACCGTTGCCGCCTGATGCGTATGCGCTTTCGTCAACTACGCTGACTGCTACGCCTGGACTTACTAATGTTGGCATTGTTTTTTCCTTATTCTGAACCGACTGTCTCTATTCGGTGTTGAAAATATTTATCGGTAGATAAGGAAAACCGGGCTGATTAGCCCGGTGCTATTTAGCAAAAACTTTAAAAAAGTTAAAACGCCTGCATCTTATACTGTTTCGGCTGTAACTAGCATCTCAATGTTTTCGTATAAGTCTTCAATTGAGCTGTCGTTGTCTAGAACACAATCAAACTTTGAGCCTACCCAGCTATATTCACTAGCGTGAACTTCGGGAAAAGCTGTTGCCATATGATTAAAGCCCGTTATATTGGACTCTGCTGCTACATCAAACCATTCTGGATCTGGACCGCGTTTAATGCGAATTACTTTGCCGCCCTGATTACGAATAGCTTTGATTTCATTAGGAAAGCGAACATCACTGATAACAATGTTATCTTGTGTTTTGCGAATCTTGTTTTCTAGGCTGGCAATCCAGATATCATCGTGGAAGTTCATCCTACACACTTCAGTACCCCATTGTTGTAGGACCCATCGCGGAGTAATATCCATACCTAGTCGTTCGCTCCACCAATCATCACGTTCTTCTCGCCAGGCCCTAGCTTGCTTCGTTTTGCCTTCTAGTAGAACACGATCCCAACCGAATACGGCTGCTACTGCGTCTTTAAGAGTTCCTGCAAAGCTGTCTCGTCTAAAACCGTGAAAGTTAACCAAATAATCTGCGGCAGTATCTTTACCGCTGCCTATCAAACCTACAAAACCTATTACTTGTGGCATTTTATTTCCTTATGAGTTTAATAATCCAGTACCCTGTGTCTAGTTGGTACCAGGCTTTTGAAAAATTAACACTGTATGACTCGTGGTGATTTTTGTGTAAGCAGCTACCGCCAAATACAGGACTTAGTAATGCAGAGTTATAAACCTTTCCCGTAGGCGAATGGAACAAACAATTCAAGCTAGTTTCCATTAAAAATACAGTGAACATAGCTAGTGCAATACTTGCACACACTACAGGGCTCAAAAAATAAGCAATTACTAGAGTTACATACGGTAGTATAAAAGATAATTTTTCTATAGTCAACGTAACATTGTCCTTATACAAGTCTTTAACGCTGGCTAACATTTTAGGTGTAACATCAAATGTGTAGACCCAAGAATACGCAGAGTGGATGAATCCGTGTTTAGGACTGTGCGGATCTAAGTCAGTGTCACTATGTTTGTGATGCTGCCTGTGTACTAGGCTCCAACTAATAGGGCCTCCGATTATTGCTAAGGTGCCGAGATAGCCCATAACAATTTTCATCAATTCACTTGTCTCAAAGCCTTTATGAGAAAAGTATCTATGAAAGCCCACACTAATACCAACAGTCTGGATTAAAAATACGCTAACTAAGAAAGTAGCCAAGTCAGTGCCGAGCATATATGCACCCGCTATAGCAAATATGCTAATAGGTGCGTGAACTGCTAGTGCATAGGCTGCTGATACTCTCACGAGAACTGTTCCTCTAGCCAGGTCTTACAAGCCTCCCAACTACGGTATACGTGAGCTCGGCCTTTTGCATTGATCCATTCTTCGCAGTTGACTGTCCTATCGTCGATTAGAATGTCGCCGGGGCGGCAGTGCATCCACTTTTGGTTACTGAACGGTCCGATGAATACAGGAATATCAGGGAAGTGTTGCTGTCCCCAGAATACTTTATCTTGTACTGCCCAGGGCATATCATTTTTGTGCGGGATAGCAGTCAAGAAGTAAAGCCCGTCTATCTTCTCATCACGGAGCAAGGCACGACAATAGTTAACTAACTCTAGTGCACCTTCTTTTAACGGAAGTTTGCTGTACATCCTAGGATCATCTTTGAGTCTACGCCAAGTAGTGTCTGGCAAGATCTCTCCCTCTTTCCAATTTAGTTCTCTTAGGTATGCTCTAGCATATCCCATCCAATCTGCAATTACATCATCAATGTCTAAATATATTTTCATAAAAAAGCCCTATGCACTAATTTAGCATAGGGCTCAGTTAAAAGTCAATCGGAATTAACCTATGACAAATGTGTAGCCTGTACCGCCTTCGATATAGTTCTTCAATTCTTCTTCTAGCTTTTCGATGTCTGCGTTTGCTTCTTGTATCAGGTTAGCACCGTTTAGTTGGGCACCGCCACTAGGTCCTGCAATTTGGCTAAACTTGCTACGTGCTTGTCCAAGAATTAATTTAGCTTGTGCTAGTGCATATGCCCTGATCCAGGGACCTGCATAAGTGTCCTCGATAAGGCTGTTGTCAGGACGGATCATATAAACGTGCATAATAACACT